CTGGCCTTTGATTTACCGGACACTGCCGGGGACCCAGGCGCAAGCTGCCAGGGTTCCCATTGTGACGGATCAGTAACCGACGCCGGGCCGGTTTGTCCTGTCACAGGATTAGTGACAATATTGCTGGCAACCGCAGAACCTGCACCACTTGACAGCCCTAAACCTTTTACAATATCAAGCAGGGCCTGATTTAATGCCAGACCCGCTGTCACCGTAATATTTTTAAACGCATCCCCCAGGGCTGTGGGCAGATTGATCAAAGTTGAATTTAAGGTCCCAAATACTGACCCCTCATTAAACAGATCATTAAAGCCTGAGAAGGCAGTTGTAAAAGTTGTATCTTTTAAAAGTGCATCAATTGCCGTTTTGGTTAAATCAATATTTGTATTGATTGTGGTCAATTGTTTTAATTGATCTTTAGGGTCCCCAAGATCCAAAAGCTTGACCTGGGTGGATGAAAAATCTTCAACTTTTTTAAGGGTGCTTAACACTTCGGACTCTATGGCCTGGTACTCAAAAAATGAAGTCGTTGACGCTTTTTTATATTCCAGGACCTGGCCGGATAATTTTGCCAGGTCCTGGGCGCCCTCTTTTGCTATTTCAGGATCCAGATCCATGGCCAGAACTGCAGCCGCCTTAAATGCTTTCATGGTCTGGCTGTATTGCTGGCCTGGACTCAATACAGAACTGGATCCGATAATGCCCTGTCTTGCATCCTGCATGGTCTTTTCAATGTCTTCAAAGGCGCCTGCCGTATCTTTTACAATATCACTCAAAGTCATCAGATCATTTGCAGCATCCTGGACCGATACCCCGTAATTTTGGGACGCGGTTACAAACTCGGTTGCTGAAAGACCCAGGACACTTTTTACAAATGCGGCCTGGTCTTTGGCAGATCCCAGGTTGACCCCGTATTTGCTGCCGATATTCATTGTGGACCATTCATTTTCCATGCCATAAATATTGGCCTTTGCGCTGCCGATTGTTGACAGATGGCCCTTGTAAATGTTCAGCCCTTCAACTGCCATAAGGGTATTTACTATAGTTCCTATGCCATCTTTTAAAGCCTTTGCGCTGGCTGTAAATTCTGCATTGCCTGCAGCGGCCACCGCATCATAAAGACCATTAAAATATTTGATGGCTTTTTCGCCCTGGGCAGCTATGCCCTGCAGTTTTGTCTGATCAGAAGAAAAGACAAAACCCTTGACTGAATCCGCCATGGCCTGGACGGTTCCCACTGCATCGGCACTTGAATTTTTTATGGTTTCCCAGAACGTTTTTTCCTGGGCCTTTTTGGCTGTGGAAAGTTCATCCGCCGTGGCATTATTTTCTTTTAATGCCGTGGTCAAAGTTTCAAAACCGATGACCAGATTTTTGATGGCCAGGGCTGCAGGATCCAGGTCAAAACTTTCTGCAATGGCGTCCAGATCTGCAATGGCCCCGGATACAAAAGCAATCTGGCCAAAAGCATCAGCTGCAGTCAGATTAAAATCAGTCATGCGGTCATTAAATTTGTCCATGAAATCGTCTGTTTTCTTTACTGTATCTGCAAAGAACAAAAACCCGTCCCAGGACGTGGATCCCTCGGGCATTATGGCGTCAAAAAACGCGACATTGAAAACATCAGCCATGGCAGAAACCTGGTGTTTTATGTTTTCATAAACCGGCTCTGTGTATAAATAAGGATCCGCCCCGGTTCCTTTTGCCTGTGAACTAAAGCCTGCACTGTCATAATATTCTCTTGACCCGATCTTATGCCCTGTTTTGTCCAGGACTGATCCGGCCGTGACATATTGGCTGCCGGTTATTGTTTTGATACTTTTTTCAATTGCCCCGGATCCGGGCAAAGCGGACAATAATAGACTGCCCAAAAGTTCAGAAAAAACAGCATCTGAAAGACCTGCAAAAGCCTGCTCGAAATTCATGTCATCCGTCACCCGAAAAGATACCCCCAGGTGCTGATACTCTTGTAAAATATCATTGATATCCGTTGAGATTGCCCCGTCAATATTTGCAAAAACAGTATCGAAATAATCAAAAAGGGTTTTTCTGATTTCGGGCTCATTATCAAAATCGGCAGCAAATACTCGGTAATCATAGAGGTTTGATTTGAAGTCATCATACATGTTTTCCATGGCAATTTCATAGGGATTTATCTCTAGATCAAAGCTGCCTGTGCCGAATTTCCAGTCCTCTTTTGCCATTCCGGATATTCCGAATTGCGGTTTTTCTGAGAACATCCGGCCTAAAACTTTTGTTGCTATCATCCCGGCTGCTGCAATGACACCAACAGATCCCGCGCCTGACAACATACTGGACCAGGACGTTGTCCCTGTTCCCACCCCGGCCATTTGTGCGGCCTGGGCAGATGGTATGCCATAGGCAGAATATCCGACCCCGGCCCCGGTCTGGCTCATTGTGGCCCAGGGGATCCCGGTAATGTTGCCCAGACCCTTGGAAAGGCCGGACAGAGAAAAGTTTCCCAAAAGCCCGCCGCCACCGGTCAGACCCAGTTTACTGCCCAGGGTCCCCAGGATCCCGCTGCCGGATCCGGCGCCGGACCCGCTACCACCCACAAGGACATCCATGACAATTTTTGTGCTGGCCTGGGCCAGAATCTGGGAAAAGGTTTTTTTGAACGAATCCAGCATATGGTCCATAAGGTCATCCCATGAACTGATCTGCCCATCCAGGATACTGTCCCAGAAATCAGCTGCAATGTCATGGACTTCATTATACATATGTTCATAGGCTGCCGTCTGTTCATCCAGGGCGGCCTGGGCGTTTTCTTTTTGTTCAGAAAGTGCCGCGTTGTGCTGATCCACCCAGTCCTGGTAATAGGTTTCTGGATCCTGTTTTGTGGTTTCCCGGTCCGCTACATACCAACCATGCAAGTCTTTTTTAGATTTTTGGGCCGCTTTATCCTGGGCGATTTCAAAAGCCTTGATATCTTTTGTGGCATCCTGCAGTGCGTCACCCGACCCCATCACATAATCAGATAAAAACTGAAATGATTTACCGGCCACAATATTAGATTTAACCAGGTTGTCTGTGGATTTGCCGGTTGTTTTTAAACTTTCATTCTGGTCATCCAGGGCGCCTTTATAGTCATTTACATTTATAATCTGTTTTGCAAGCCCATGACTAAGGGCCTTTAACTGGTCCAGGTGTTCGGTTTCAGTGGATGACAAGGGCAATTTTTCAAGTCTTTTGATCTCATTTATCAAGGTAGAATATTTATCTTTGAGCGTTTCCACTTCCTTGATCTGGTTGCCGGTCATTTCCTTTAAATCTTTGTAAACCTTATACCAGGCGCCTGCACCCATACCGATTACAGCGCCTCGCCAGCCTTTGCCCACTTTAAACCCGATGGCGGCCCCTGCCATCAATTCCCAGTATTCTTTGATCAGTTTAAATTCTGTAGATCCGGTAAAGTCTTTTATCTCTTTTCCCATATCCCTGATATGGGCCGGGATATCCTGGGTCAAAAAGGTATCATTTGCCGCCACCCAGTCCGCCATGGATCCCACCAGTTTTGTGATTTCAGGCGCGGTCTTGACCACTGCCCCCATCAATCTGGTTTTGACTGCATATTCCAAATTTGTGAACTGGTCCACAGCTTTTTCAGATTGCCGCAGCCATTTTTCATCTATGGCCAGGCCCAGGTCAGAAAATTCTTTGCGCATCCCTGCAAGCGCCCCGGATCCGCCCTTGACCAAATTGGTCATTTTAATACCTGCAGTCCTGGAAAAAGCAGCTGCTGAAAGGGCTGTCTTATCAGACTGATTTTCAATTTTGCCCAGGGTATTTAAAAAGATCGCCAGGGCCTCGTCCGTGGACCCGGCCGCGACCAGTTGATTTTTTAAAACTTCATTGTTTTTAGATAAAAGGGTATTCAGCGCACCGGTCCCGATCCTTAATTCACCCAGTCTTTTTGAAAAAGCGCCCAGGCCCTTATCAAGTTCGTTTGTGGCCACCCCGGACCGTTCAGCCATGAACCGGTATTCCTGCAGGGACCTTGTGGTCACTCCGATTGTGTCTGCAGTTTTGGCAATTGAGTCCGCAGCTTCAAGATTTTTTTTAATAAAAAGCCCGATACCGGCCGCACCAACAGCCCCGGCCATGACACCATTGAAAGACATCACAGAACTGGTCATACTTTTGATCCGGCTTGTGACCTTATTAAAGGCCTTGCCTGTAATGTCTTTTGCTGTCAGAACTATTTCAAGACGGTTGTCCATTATTTATATCCTTACCGGCCAGGCAGTTCCAGGCCTCTCAGTTTTAATTTGAAATTACGCTTAATATTCCCATGAACCCGATTTTTATTTGCAGCCCAGAACGGGTCAATAATAGGTCTTGCAGGGGTTGAAAATTTTCGAGTTGATTTTTTTAAAAAAAATGGATTAGATCCACCTGTAATTGTGCCCAAAATTCCGCCCCTTCTTATTATGTCTTCTCGCAGGGATGATGATATTGAACTCGTGAAACCTGTTGAATGTTTTTTTGCAAGGCGCGCCCAGGTGCCCTGCTTTGAATTCATGACCCTGCCGGGCGGGGCAACAAATCCCACAGACATGGAAAAAGGTTTATATGAATTAACCCTGTATCTTATGCCCATGGCCATTCTTGCAAGCGGCTTTCTGTTCGGACTTTGTCTTACTGTGGATCCGCCCCCGGTCTTGATCACCCTTTCTTTTCTCCTGGCAATAAAGGATAGTGAAGAAAGGCTTTTCCCACCAGGGGCGCCGGATCTGATATTTTGCTGTAATAATTTTTTTAAACGAAAAGCTTCCACCTTGATGGCAGTATTCATGGCTTTGTCAGATTCTTGGCGGGCGCGTTTCAAATAGGCTGCCACCCTTTTTGCCCCTTTGATCGCCACTCCTGTGTTACTTGCCGACATTTTCCAGTAGTTCCCTTTCTAAAGCTTTTATTTTTTGTTCCAAAGACCTGGACCGATAAAGTCCAAGATCCTCTATGGCCTGGCGCATTTCCTGATAGTCCAGGCCGATGACCCCGGCCGGACCTGCCCGCAATTGGGTTTTGATATCCTGGAAAATGTTCCAGGCGTCAAAATTTACCGGCTGCAGGGCAGGCGCCCGGCCCCAGGGGCAGGTTGCGCATTTTTCCTTATCACCACCACAGATTTTGCAGTATTCTATTCTTTTTCGGTCAACGTGCCATCTGTAGTGGTTTCTAAGTTTTTTTCCTCTGCCGGGTCCCCGTATGTTTCCTTTAAAAGTTCAGACCAAAGATCTTTGGCCTGTTTGTTGTCGCACTCGTCCAGGAAAGTCTGATCCTTTTCGGTCAGGACCATATCCAGGGATTTATCAACAGCGTCCTGGGCGGTTTCCATATTGGGGATACATCCCAGATAAGAAAAACCATAGTCTTTTAATTCTCGGATTTCCCGTCTTTTCAAGGACCGCAATTTGATTTTGCGTTCCTTGCCTGTGTCACTTCTTGTAATTGTGATTTCTCTCATATTTTTTATTAATTACCTTTTCAAATTTAAATTAAATTTTAAGCGTGTGCTTCACCATTGGTCAAAATTGCTTTAAAGCTTGTGGCGTCCGCATTGTCCTCGTAAAAGCCATGGAAAGGCAGGGATATGGCAATGCCCTGGGGGCCTTCAATTGCTGGCGATGTTCTGGCGTAGTGCAATTCAGGAAAAGTCAGGCTTAATGCAGAACTGGCCCCATTTGCAAAAGTCAGGATAATGGCAGACTCAGTGCTGGCTATGGCCTTGTCTAAAAGGGAAGTATCTTCAAACAAGGTGTTTATATTGCCGCCCACGGTCATGATACCGTCGGGCAGGGATCCTAGGACACCGGATCCACCGATAACAAACTGGCTTGTGTCCAGACCAAAATTGATATTACAGTCAACAAGTTTAGCATTTGAAAGGGTGCTGCCCCCTTCGGTCATTGTTAAATGACTATTTTTAAGCCTGGAAAAGCTCGGGGTGGTAGGTGCCGCATCAAAAGAAGATGCCGCAATGGTTTCCAGTGCGCCCACAACATCCAGGGTGGCCAAAAGTTCGCCGTCATCGCCTGCAGCAATAGACACACTGGATACCTTGCACCCGGTATATTGAAAATATTTGCTTGTGCCCAATTCCGTGAACTGGTGTTCCAGGGTAAAGCTTGACCTTGTGGTCCCGGCTTTGTAAGTGTGGGTATATGGATCAGATCCCGCTGTAACAGGGCTGCCGAACATCACCTGCAGCCAATACCAGAAAGCAATCGAATCTATGGGGACCACGATCTGACCTGCCACATTGACATTGCCGTCAAAAGGTTCTGCCGGGTTGACGTTACCCCTTATTGTTGCCGGGGTCTTTTTGTCCCGGGTTCCCTTTACCGATGAACTATTTACTTTTAATAAAAATCCTGCTGTGGCAATGGTTTTAAAAGCACTTTCAATTCCGATCAAAACCGTTGCCAGTGCGCCTGTTTGCTGAGTCATTTTTATTCACTCCTGTTTAAAATTGTTTTCTTATTTTTATTATTGTTCTTATTCATAGGGATCCGCCCCGATCAGTTTTTCCTGGGTGATCGTAATTTCCATATTGGCGGACACAAAAGGAAATTGTTCTATAGTGTTGTATTCTGTGACAATTGATTCAATATGCAGATCATCTGCAAGGGTGTTTTTTATGACCGTCACCACATACCCGCGCAATATTTCAGCATTGCGGCCGCCTGTAAATCTGACCACCCCGCCTGCACTTTCCGGTTTTGCTGAATCAAACACCGCGCAGGAAACCCCGATAATATGGGATTTTGCAGAACTGACCAGGCCGCCCTGTTTAAGGACCGGGAAAAAAATCACCAGGGGACAATCGGCTGCCTTTGGGTCATTCCTAAAATCGCAATTTTCCAACACCAGGGCATCCCGGGTATAGGCTGCAGTTGCCCAGGCTGTGATTGTGGCATCATTGGCCACAGCTTCGGTCAGACCGCTGATAATTGTATTTATTGACGCCATGCTGTAAACCTTTCGTCATTGGATATGGCCAGCAAATAGCACTGGCTGTTTTGATCCAGGATAAAATCCTTATCTTTTACCGATGACCGGACAAACCAGACCGTCCCGTCAATGGTAAAGGTATGCCGATAATCAGGCGCCGGGACCTGGGTCTTTTTGACCAGGATGGCGGCCTGTTCACCTGGATATTGTTTTTCCAGGCTGTAATCCACAAGACATAAGACACTTGCCGGGGCGGACGGGGTGGCCTGGTTGTCATATGATACCGTGTCCCCCAGTTCGTCCAGCATTTCATCTATTTCAATGGAAATCATTTTTTAGCTTTACCCGATTTTGTGGCCGGTTTTTTGGCCGGTTTTTTGCCTGGATCTTTGTCCTGGTCCTGGTCTGATTTTGTGGCCGGTTTTTCAGGTTCATCTGCACAAGGGACGGCCTTGCCAGCAATAAAAAGCTGGCGGGCAGTCCCATGGTCCACCTGGATCACCTTGCCGGGTCTGACATCGCCCATACCATGAACGATGGTTCCATTAGTTATTTTTACTTTTACTTTTTTCATAAATATTAATCCTGTGTAACTGGCAGGGTTTGATCCCCGGACCTGAGTGCAATAATGGCCCCGTCCGCGCTTGCCGTCAGGACCACGGGATCCACAAGCTGGTCATGTTTTAAATTACTTTCAAAATCTCTTAACATATTTTTTACCTCGTTTTTTTTACCTGTGTTTTTTTAACCTGGTGCCCCGGGTGATAAAGCCCGGGACATCCGTATCAATTTAAAAAATTTGGCTTATGCGGTCAGGGCATCCAGCATGGCCGAAAAACTGGCCGCGTGTCTGACACCTACATCAGCATAAGTGTTTGCAGTGATCCGGGTCAGGTTTGTTGTGGCAAGAGTGTAAGGATCAATAACCATGTCAAGGCCGCCCCAGAAAGCACAAAGCAGGTCCGCCCAGTTGCCAAAGAAAAGGGCAGAACAGACGTCACTGGTTCCCTTTGTCAGGGTAGATGATACCTGGTTTGATACCTCGGCGCGATAACCATTGACCTGGTTGTCTTTCCACAAAGGAATTTCGCCATAAGTGGCATTGGTAAAGACCTGTTTTAATTTGCCCCTGACTTTGGCATTTGTCAGGTATCCCATTTTACCGACGTCACCATTTGCGACGGCCACATCAGTTTCAAGTTCAACAATATGGGACCAGGCAGGTGCCAGTCCGTTTGTACCACCGGCCACAGATCCGATACCGGACGTTGCGGCAATTCCTGTGGGTTGATCGCCGGATCCGGTTCCATGCAGGGCGGCCAGATCAATGCCCAGGGCAATGGAGTCCGCCAGCAATTTTCTGATAAGCAATTCAACAGACAGGCTGGACTGGACCAAAAGCTTTTTGGATACTTCGGTATAGGTGCCGATCCGGTTAGGGGTCAAAGCCACCTGGCCAAAGGTAGGGCTACTTTCTGACCCTGCATCGTTTTCACCTTCCCAGGCGGCAGTTGCGCCGGTTGCCTGGGACGGGATGGCAATATCACCCACAAGGTTGTCCAGGACAGTTGCGCCCATGTCTTTGACTTTCATGGAGTTCTGCAAAAGGTCAATAAAAGATCCAGCCATCAAAGTTGAATCCACAAGATAACCGCCCTGGCTGTCGGTTCCCACCGTGACATCCTTCATGGCCAGAACCTGGTAAGGGATGGAAAGCTGGCCCTGGACCGCAATGCCGGTATTTTTAAACTGGACTTTTGCCTCCTGGTCCATTTCTTTTTCAAACCCGGTCAATTTGCCACTGGCCCCTTCACTGATCGCTTTTAAAAAGGAAAAGTTTTTCAAATCCTTTTTGTCCTGGTCAGACAGGCTTTCAAGATCGACGGCCGGTTTTGCCTGGTCTTTGATCATTTTGTCAAAAGCCTTGGCCCTGAAATCCGCCACAGACTCGCCGGATCTCACAGCTGCCTCGGCCTCGGTTTCCATTTTTGCATCTTTTCCCATGGCCAGAATATCAGCCTGGCGTTTTCTTTCAGTTTCCCGGACGGCGTTCATGTCCACAGGTGTTTCTTTTGTTTCTACTGTTTTAATTTCTGGCATTTTTTCTACCTCTTTTTTTAAAATTATGGTTTCGATTTTGTCATCTGCCGATCTGATCCCGACGGTTTCATCAGCTGGGACTGCAACAATGGACGCCTCAACAGGTTTCCATTTTGTTACCAGATACTTGTCAGGGCCTTTGTCACTTTCTTCCAGCAATTTCATTTCCTGGATGTAATAACCGACAGATACATTTTTCCTGATACCGTCCTGGACATCCTGAAAAAACTCGTTTGCGCGGGCAGACTTTCCAAATCTGACCCTGGCACGGCCAGTGCCATCCTGCAACCAGGCTTTTTCAATGATTCCAATCTGGTCATTATGATTATGTCCGGTCAACAATGGCGCATTACCGGACGCGATAAAACTCATGTCAACGTGCTTTTTTTTGTGGCTCAAGATCTCAATTCCGAAATATCGTTCGTATGGATCCTCGGATGAAAACGACAATTCGATTGTGCGGTCTTCTTCGTTGACATCCTCTTTTCTAACTTCCAGACTCCGGGTAATTAACCCTAAACTAATTGATTTTGGCATTGTCTTTTTCTCCAAATAATACAGGTAATTCTAAGCCATATTTTTCCGCCAGGGCCTTTTCCCTGGAAAGACGGTCAAACACTTCGTCAATGTCCATGCCCTGTTCGCTGATAACATCGGACAAAGATTTAAATCCGTTCCTGACTGCGGATATATTGGCTTTAATTTCTTTTTGCGGATCCACCCAATTCCAGCCCCGGGGTTGCCAGTGCGGTTTTGAAAATTTATCTTTTTTCCGGTATGGCAGATCTAAGGCATTACTCATGAGCGCCATGGATAACCACTGGGGGAAAACAAGATCATTTAAGTTTTCAACAAACCAGGACTGCAGTAAACGCCAGGCGTCCCGGTCTGACAGTTCGCCGGATCTGATACTGGAATAGCTGACCCCTTCCAGATCATTGGCAAGACCGACATAAGACACATTCAAACCCGACGCGATACCCCGCAGCATGGATTTTGAAAAACTTTCAAACGCGGCATTGGGGTGGCTGGGGTCCCAGGGTTTAAAGTCCACACCCTCGGGCAGTTTTTCAAAAGTTCCGGGTTCTGCCTCGCTGATCAGGGCGCCGTCTTCCTCTGTTTCATCTTCATCAAATCCGGCACCGTCCGGCAGGGTTGTAAAAAAGCCCATTTTACTGGCTGCAATTCTACTGGCCACAAGTTCGGCCTCCTCCATGCCGCCCAGCTGTTTTAATCTATAGGCAGGCGTTACCATCCAGGGGACGCCCCGGGTCTGGTGCGGTCTTTCCTTGATAAACAAATGAATAATATTTTCAGCCGAAATTTCGACATGGGATTTTGTGATCATGGTCCCTGCAGTTTCGCCGGGGTGATCACTCAAAAGATAATATTTAACCGGCCTGCCCCATTTATCGCGTTTGACTCCGCCCTTGATCCGTTCCCTGGGAATAGTGTAATTTTCGTCCAGGTAATCAATTTCAATCAAATGCAGGGAAAAACCAAAAGGCCCGGTCAATACTTTCTGGATTAAGACTTCGCCATCTTTGGCCACAGCCTCAATAATTGCCTGCTGCAGTCCTGTCCAGCTGTATCCACCACACATGGTGCAAGTGCCTTTTTTGCCCCAGGCCGTCCAGGCGGTTTCAATCTTTTTATTTGCCACCGTGTCATGCTTGCCATTGTTGTCCTTTGCTTTATTCTGCAGCAAAATTCCTTTGTGACCAATCACATTGACTTTCAGCATATTCATGAACCGCTTTGCATAATCATTATTTTGACAAAGGTCCCGGGATCTGGCCCGTAAAATTTTAAGATTAGGAATAATATCTGCATCGGCAGACGTCGGCTGGATATTCCAGTCAGCTGTCAATCGGCCCATACTGGCGGCCTGGTATGCCTTGACTTTTCTTTTTCTTTTTTTCTTAAATGGCCACATTATACAAACCTCATTTTTATAACCCTTGATGATTTGATTTTCCCGGCTGCAATTAATTCCCGTTTGTATTTTGCTTTATACAGGTCCCGGTATTTGATCTGCTCGGCAAGACTCATGTGCTGCACTTCAAAATTGCCCACTTTCTGGGATAATTGCGTTTTGCTGGCCCGGCCCTCGATGACAGATTCCAAAGCGTCCAGGACTTTTTTGACATGGGACCTGTAATCATAACCACTGTCCTGGGTGGCAAAATCGGTCAGGATCTCGATGACACCCGCGTCAATCTGATATTTTTCTGTCCCGTTTGTAATATGGGCCTGGAATTCGTATTCGCCGGGGTCATATGCTGCAGTAGTTGCGGCGGCAATTTCGATCAAATGGTCATTGCCGTCCGCAGTTGATTCGATCTGGATCTGGTTGTCCGATTTGATAAGGGTATACGTTATGACCCAGGACTCCGACGCCGGATAATCAGACAAAGATACTGACCAGGACGCAGAAATCCCTGCCGTTAATTGACTGGGGATTTTGTCTAATACTGTTACATAGGTCATTAAATCCTCTTTTTTCAGTATTGATAAAAAATTTAATATTTTTAAAATTGTGGAAATTATAAGCCGGGTTTTTTCAGAAAATTAAAAAAGGATAAAAAAGGATACTAAAAAGACGCAATGGGACGCAATGGGCTATTGACAGGGGTTTAAATAGGCAAAAAAAGACCCCGGCTTGATACCGGGGTTAAAAAGACTTGTTTTTCTTAAAAAAGCGCCTGTGGAATTATCAGACGGCTTGAATCTATAAATTTTTCAGGTTTTCATCCCTTTGTTTTTCCACCCAGGTTTCTAAATCAGACGGCCTTGCAATCCATGCCCCTTTTCCGTCAATCTTAAAAGCAGGCAGATTTTTTTTCGATACATAATATGCCATCTCTTTCCAGTTGATCCCAACAGCTGCACAAATTTCCTTTGCCCCTTTAAAGACCAGTTTTATTTCCATGAATTGACAAACCCCCGGGACGTTTTACTGGCCGGTTTTTTTCGGGGCCTGGTAGCTTTTTTGGAAATATAGGATAATGATGGCGCCCATTCATGATCTGCACAGGCTGCCGCGATGTTTTCACAATCCAAAAGATGGTTGTCCCGCCGGATCTGGACCCAGGATTTTTTCCCGTTCCTGTCGGTTTCTATTACCTCGGCCGTGATCTGCCGGGCATAATCAAGCCCTGTATCAGCGTTTAAAGTTATGGCCTGGGGCTGATCCAATTCTCTTGACAGACGCCAATGAAAAAGTTCTTTTAACTGGTTGACGTCCAGAAAATAAAGGACCAGGCCGCCCTTTATAACTCTGTTACCCCGGGACATTTTATCAATGGTACTGGGTTTCACTTTTTTGATCTGGGGCCTGGACGCGCCTTTAATGGCAAAAGCCTTATCACGGCCCATGGTCCTGATCCAGGCATATACTTCCTCGGTCTTGCTCCAATCATCATCGCTGGACTTGCCGCCGCCGCTGTCGATCCCGGTCCGCCAGATCCCCATTTTATCGCCAGCCCCTTTGCCCTCGACCTGATACCGGGTTTGAAAAAGCAGGGTTTCCACGTCCATCCAGGTTGATAAAAATCCATACTGGACCAGGTGACTGGACAAGTCTTTTTTCCAGGCCCGGACCACAAACCAGAAACCCGCCTTTTGAACATCCACCCCGCAGGTCAGGGCCACAGCATCCGCCGGAACAATACCCCCGGGTAGATCGTTTATGTGTTCCATTATTTCATCTTCTTTTTTTGTTTTGACCCTGGACACATACGGCCGGGCCTCGTATGAATTATAAAAATCCTGGGCCTTGACAGGATCATGCAGCCCCAAAAGAAAAGCCGCCGCAATCTCACCAAATGAAACAAAATAAGAAATCCAGGCCGGGACATGAAACCCGATAACAGACGGCCGAAATTTTTCAAGATATGTGTTAATTGAAATTTTTGTGTCCCGGGCAATCCATACCCCTTTTCGGACCGCCTGGTCCCGGATACTTTCATCCCATTTGCCTTGACAGTGTTCGCACTCATACCATGCCAAACCTTTATTTTTAAGTTCTTTGGGGTCTGCTTCATGTCCACCGTCCCATTTGATCCCTTTGAATTCCATCAGCTGGATCATACCGCAAAAAGGGCAATGGACATGATAATCGAAAATCACGTCTGAGCTATTAAGCGCCTGCCAGATGTTCCCGGACTCAAGCGTCGGGGTGGAAATTTTAAAAAACTTTGATACCGGCCTGAAAGTTGTCAGGCGTTTGTCGATCAGTTCCAGGGGTCCGGTTTCTTTTTTAGAAGGGTCAAAACCTGGTTTGTCCACTTCGTCGGCAATGGCATATTTTATGGGTTTATTTGCAACACTGGAAACCGACCTGGCCCAGCCCAAAAATATTTTCATATGGGATAAATTAATCCGATATGAGGACTTATCTTTTTCCTGGCCAGTCAGATATTTCTGCAGCCGGGGGGCGGCCTCGATCATGGGCAGGATCCGGTCCTTTGAATTTTCCACAGCTGTCTTTTCATCCGGGTAAATATACAGGACGGGACCCGGCGCCCGGTCAATGCAATACCCGACAAAATTGTGAACCGCCTCGGATTTGCCAGCCTGGGGCGTTGCACAAAGATTGATTTCACGGACAAAAGGCAGGGCAGCTGCATCCATTATGCCGGTCAAATACGGGGTCACATCATTGTGCCAGATCCCGGGCAGAACCGACATGGTCAGGATCCGATATTTTTCTGCCCAGTCGGAAACCTTAATCGGTTTTTGTTTTCTCAAGATCTTTTTTTCAGGCCGGGAAAATAAAAACTCCCGGATACCTGACAGGGTTTTCCATAAATCATCAGAGCACCAGGCGCGCTGTTTTGTAAAATCCTGGATCTCTTTATCTTTGAAAAGTTGCTCCATATTAATTAAACAAACCCGTTTTTGATTGCCAGCCATTCCGGCATAGTGAAAATTATCGTGTCACCTGGTCCGCCGTCCTGGTCAGTTTCCACTAAAGATTTTGGGATCCAGACCTCTTTGTCCCCATCATCAGAAATCAAAAAAGCGGCATCTGTTTCCCTTTTTATTTCCGCGCAAATTTCGATTGGATTTTTCATTGTTAAATCCTTTAACTGGCTGCAGTAACAAATGATAAAATAATG